AGAAGTCCCCAGCCTGGCTGATGCGCAGGTGCTATGGGGCGAGATCATTGCGGCGTTTGACGCGATCATCAACACCGCAACAGAAGTTGGCGACGATCAATCTTTTATCGCGCTGCGGTCTGCGCGTGCCAAATTCCACGCCGATATTCAGGCCCGTGCGCCAACGCTGGCAAAACTGATCTATCGCAGTTATCCGGTCGTATTGCCGTCGCTGGCGATAGCTTACGATATGTATGAGGATATTGGCCGGGCTGGCGAGATCGTGGCACGTAATAAAGTGCGGCATCCAGGATTTATTCGCAATCTTAATCTGGAGCTGGTCAGTGAGTGATGATAAAAAACTGATTATCAGGGTCAGTGGTGCGGACTATTACGGCTGGGAAACGGCCTCTGTTACCCGCGCTATCGATCAGCAGGCCAGCACGTTTACTGTCGATGTCAGCAATGAGTCAAAGATCGATTTGAAGCCCGGCGACGAGGTGCAGGTGTTGTTTGGTGATGAATTGGTCATGACCGGCCTGGTCGATGTGGTGTCAGTAAGTTACAGCGCAACCAGCCATATATTAAGCCTGGCGGGTCGCAGCAAAACGAAAGATTTGATTGATAGTTCGGCGGTCATTACCCGGCAATTCAAGGGCCAGACCATTAAGCAAATTTCCGAGGCCTTGGTGGCGCCGCATGGTATCTCGGTGATTGTCCAGGGCGAAAAAGAGACGATTCAGGATTTTCAGGTTGAGGCTAACGGAGAGACGGTTTTTGCCGCGCTGCAACGCCTGGCGGATATGCAGCAATACACGCTGACCGATGATGTTGAAGGCAATCTGGTGTTTGCCAGGATCGGCAAGATTGCCAGCGGCAATCTGCTGAAAACCGGAAATGCTATATTGTCTTGTGATTACAGCATCAGCGAGCAGGGCCGTTATGCGGCGTATATCGTTAAGGGCCAAACCAAAGGCAATGAAACCGACTGGGGCAAGCAGATTTGTCAGATTTATTCCACGGCCAATGATCCGGGATGCCGCAAGAACCGGGTATTGATTGTTAATGCCGACACCGACATGAACGCGGCCCAGGCGAATAAAAAAGCGCAATGGCAGCAACAAGCCAATGCCGGTAAGTCTCTGGAGTTGAAATATACGGTTCAGGGCTGGACCGGCAGCGCTGGCGAGTTATGGCGGGAAAATACGCTGGTTCAGGTTGAGGACTCGATCATCGGGTTTAACGGCACGCTGGTGATCTCGGCGCTTAATTACAATCTGAATGCAGGCGGCACCACGTGCGATTTGACGCTGAATCATCCGTCAGCGTATGAGAAAGAGTCGTCGAATGCACCAGAGAAAAAATATACCGCTACTGATAAGCCTGGCAAGACTTCGCAATTGGCAAACAAGATTAATTAAACGAAAATTAAAAAAATATTTTGATTGAGGTGTTGACTTTATTCTATTTAGGTATATACTATATTCAACGTTAAGAGATTGTCTTTTAACGATAAACGGAGAGCAAAAATGAAAGCATATATCTACAACATAGAAACAAAAGAAGTGGTCGCAGAAATAAAAGGGGATGACAATAAGTCAATAATAGATAAATTTGATGAAATTGGTTATAACACCGACGAATATGGATTAACCTACAGTCCAGCATTCGGAACAATTGACGGTCTAATAACAGATGGCGATTTCGAAGTTATTGATGTCCGCGGATAAAGGCGGGAAACGCGAGGGAGCCGGCAGGAAGCCGGCTCATCCGCTCTTAAAAAAAGAAATGATCAGTTTGAAATTGCCTCGCTGGCTGATCGATCGGCTTGATAAAGAGCCGGAAAGCAGGGCGGTTTTAATCGAGATTGCTTTAAAAGCAAAATTTGGCTGGGAACGGCCTGACATAGACCAATAAACAATATATTTTTAAAAAATGAAATTGCGCAAAGGTGTCGTCAATCTAACCGACAACAGCACAAAACTGCAAACCGTGCAGGTTGAAGGCCTGGCCGATGAAATTGCCGATAACGTCGAACGCTATCAGCCGTTCGGCTTGTCAACGGTGCTGGTAGATTGCCCGGTTGACGGCAAAGGGGCTGAGTGTGTAATTGCTGACCTGGGCAGTACCTCAATGCGGTCTGTTATTGTTGCTGACGACCGCCGCTTTCGTCCTGTAGGCGGGTTTCAGGGTGATGTGGTGCTTTATGGTACGCATGATACGCCTACGGCTGCAACTCATAGCGAATCGACACAACGCATTGCGTTGACCGATGACGGAACCGCTAATTACCGGATGCTGCTGAAAACAAAAAATTGCAGCATTGAAATGAACAGTCATGACGAAATCATGATTGAGAACGAAAACATTACGATCATTATCTCAGCAAATGGTGGCATCAATATCACTAGCAGCGCGGCGGCAACAGTAACCGTGCCAACGCTGAATATAACAGGCAATGTGGCCATTACTGGTGATTTGTCGGTGACCGGAGCGGTGACAAATGCCGGTAAGGATATTTCAAAGAATCATACCCACGGTGGTGTGCAGGCCGGTGGCGGAACTACAGGGGTGGTTTCATGAGTCTTGTGATTTTGTTTCAAGAGAATTTTACGCAAAATTTAAACAGCGCTGTCAGAGCACGCTTGCCGCGTGCGCTGGCAAGTTCGCTAAACAAAATGGTGGCTCAGACGCGCGCCGATTTGGTGGCGGCTGAACGCAATGAATTGACGCTGACCCGCTCGTTTGTGCCCAACAGCACACAGTTTGAGGCGGCACGATCAGCTGGCGGGCTAAATACATTTGCTGAGGTCGGTATCCTGGAACGCGTCAAATTTGCCGAGCGTTTGATCGAAGGTGGCACCCGTGCGCCGGAGCGCTCACAATATATTGCGGTTCCGATTGGTGCCAAAAGTAATGGTAGGGTTTCGCGCGGTATGAGGCCATCGGTGATTTTGTCAAAGCCGGGCTATTTCATTTTTGACAATAACGGCAAGCCGGTTATTGCAAAACGCATGCGGGATGACTCGATCAAGGTCATGTACGCCTTGAAGCGTAAAACTGAGTATGACGAAGCGCCGTATCTGGATTTTGATGCGGTGGTCGAGCGTTCAGCGAGTCAGCACGATTTTGAAGAGATACTGGTTTCAGCACTTGAGCGGGCAATGGCACAATGAATTTGATTTATGAAGATGATTTGGACAAACAATCTTTTGGTCTGTGTGATATCTCGTTCAATCAGGGTAATGCGTTAACTTCAGCGGTGCTGATGTCGATCTTCTCGTGGCGGCGTGGTACCGCTGCTGAAGTCGATGATGACAGTCGGCGTTATGGCTGGTGGGCCGATACGCCACAGCGCAAGCTGGGCAGCAAGTTTTGGTTGTTGCGGCGCACCTCGATCACGCCAGCCGTGCTGCAAAAAGCGAAAGAGTACTGCGAAGAGGCATTGAAATGGCTGATTGAGGACGGCATTTGCAAAACCATTGCTGTCGAAGTCAGGCAAAACCAAAAACAGCCAGACGGTATTAAGGTGCTGATCCGCATTTATAAAAACGACGGCACCCAGCAAATCGAAACTTTTGAAAACTTATGGCAGGAGCTTAACTGATGGCAGGATATACGGGCTTTCCACGACCCGAACTGGCAGAAATTCGCGCGCGGATTTATGCAGATATAACCAATAAATTACCCGGCCAGGATGCCAGCATTGCCTATTCGCCGTTGAATGCCTTGGCCGAAGCTTTGGTCGGCGCTACTTATGAGCTGTACGGCTATCTGGATTGGGTGGCCAGGCAAACCAATGTTCTGGATTGCGAAGACGAGAATCTGGACAAGTACGGCGAAATCTGGAGCATTGCCCGCAAATCGGCGGCTTATGCAACCGGCTCGGTTACATTTACCGGGACAAATGGCAGCGTGATCCCGGAAGGTTCAGTGATCATTTCCAGCGCTAACACGCAATATAGAACCACGGCTGAATATACCATTGCCAGCGGCACCGCAACGGCTAACGTCAAATCGGTATTGCCCGGCATCAGTCAGAACCTGTCAGCTGGAACCGTGCTGACTACCAATACGGCTATATCGGGTGTTGATGCTGCTGTAACAGCAGTGTTGATATCAGGTGGCACCGATACCGAATCCGATGCGTTATTCCGTGGCCGTTTGCTGGAGCGTATTTCCCAGCCACCACAAGGTGGCGCTGAACTGGATTACATTGCCTGGGCCAAGGAAGTGCCGGGGGTAACCCGTGCCTGGTGTTACCCTGAAGAGTTAGGTGTTGGCGAGGTGACCGTGCGGTTTATGCGCGATGATGATATTGGGAATAATGGGATCCCAACAAGCGGTGATGTGACAACGGTTTATGATCACATCAACCCGTTGAGACCGGTTACGGCGACGTTGACAGTTGCAGCGCCGGTGGCGTCGCCGCTGAATATTACAATTAACGGATTGTATCCAGATACGTCAGAGACACGGGCAGCGGCGACAGCGGAAATCATCAACATGATCCGCACTAAAGCCGAGCCGGGCGGCACGATCCACATCAGCTGGATTTGGGAAGCAGTAAGTCTGGCGACCGGAACCGATTATCATAAAATTACCAGCCCAACTAATGATACAACCTACGCTAATGGGCTGATCTGCATTCCGGGGACTATTGCATTTACATGACCAGTAACGAGATAGGTAAAGCGCTTGCTGGACATGCCGCACGCGGTGGCGACACTGATAATCCAAGGCTGGCGGCAAAAGCCAAGAACTACAATAATGGCCTGACCGATCTGGTATTGGCAGTTATTGCCATGCAGCGATTAAAAATTGATACACAAAACGACAAGGAATAACAATATGTTTAATTTGCCAGACCTATTAATAAAAGTTGCCGCGCCACTGCTGAAAGGCAATGTGGTACGTGATCCGGCGACATTAAAAAAGGTGCAAAATCTGTTGCAGTTGACTGCCGGAGCCTTGCCGTTAATTGCGGTTTTTGTGCCTGGTGCGCAATTTTTAATCGATAAAGAGGTGCTGATCAAGCTGTATTCGGCGGTCGGTGCGGTAAGCATTTATTTGACCACGGCCTCAACTGACAAAATCGGCATCTAAATGGCTGACAAAATCTACAGCAGTTTACTGGCCAGTCTGTTGCCGCCGGGTCCGGCCTGGACGACCGAGCCTGGAAGCAATTTAACAAAATTGTTGAAAGGCCTCGG